GGATGGGGTGATAGTTTTGGTTTAGTGGATGGTTGCTTCAAAAGAAAAAATCGTTGGCTTTTAACGATTCCAGATATAAGCGCAGAGGGAATTAATTCTTTGCCTCCATCGAAAGCATCCAGACCTTCGCTTTCATTCAAAGAACTAAGTTTGGAACATTTAAATGAAACAATTTATTTCCCCGGAAAACCAGAATGGAAGCCAATAACATTAACATTATATGACATGGCTAAACCAACTCACAAAATTTGGGAGTGGATTTATTCATATTATGATTTAGAAAATGATAAATTTAAATTTTCAGTTGGATTTAAAAAACCTGAAGCTCGGTTGACTTTATATGATGGTACTGGCTTAGAGCTTGAAACATGGTACATGAAGAATGTTTGGTGCCAAGACATTCAATTTGGCGACCTAGACATGGGAGATTCTGGTATTGTAACAGTAGATTTAACTTTAAGATATGATAGAGCATATTTTTCATTTTAAGAATTTCTGCTGGCATATTAGATGCTTGAATCAACCGTTACGGAATTAGATTCACTCTGAATCTTCGACCTTTAATTCCTTTTTTAAAAGTTCTTGACAAGCTATAATTGCATCTTCAAGTTCTTTTGGCTTGCACTTCATTACACGGCAAGCGCCGCTTTTATTTAAGCGGCCTTTTTTTGTATAAACTTTTGTATCATTTAACAAAAAAGCATCAACCAGTCTAGAGTATCCGCTGTCAATCAATTTTTGAATTAATTCTTGGTTTTCAATATTATCAAAAAGATTTGTTTGTTTTGTCATTTTACCAACTTTTATAAAATTAACCTAGCAATTTATTCGACAAGGCTGTTTTAATTATAATAAATAATAAACATAATATCAAGTATCGCTAACTATATTATGCCTCCTGTATAAACTTTTTGTTTTTAAAGCAGGAATTTTTTGATCAAGTTGAATTTGGATGAAATCAAGATATTTTCTTTTTAATTCATTATAATTTCTAGCTGTTCGATAAAGTTGTCGAAAATGATTTAATATACATGTTGTCATATAATTAAAAGCTTTGCCTTTTTTTGGATCAAAGCGATCAATTTTTTCAAAACATATCATTACGCCTTCTTGAACTGCATCATCTTGATCAATCAAATTAAATTTAGCGTATCTAACTATATTTTCAGAAAGAGTATAGAAGGCTATTGCCAATTCGTCTTGTGATTCTTGAAATTGAGAAGATATAATCTTAAATTCTTTTTCAGTAACAAGCCAAGATTCGGGTTTTTTAAATTGTCCACGCTTTAATACTCTTGCTTGTGTTTCAATAATATCATCCATGAATAATTGGTATTTGATTTTTTCTTTTTTGGTTTGCTGGAATTGGACGATCAATGTTTCAAATGTTTTGTTATTAAGATATTCAGTTGCCATCGATCTCCTTTTGCGTGCATATAATTAAATATGGAAATATTACAAATTTTCGGTGCATTAATTGATAAGCCAGATGTTCCTAGGTTCTATCGTGAACTACAACATTACTATCAAAAAAACAATATGTTGCACGAAGCATCATCAGTTAGTTTTTTAATAGAGAATAAATTTGGTAAAAATAATGAAAACCCCATTGACAATTCAACTTATAGTGAAGAATAACGAAGAAACAATTGATTTTTTTCTAGAATCAATTGCCCCATTGGGATGTAATATAATTGCAGCAGATCTTGGTTGCAAAGATGGAACTATTAAAAAATTAGAAAATAAGAATGCGACCATAATAAAAACATTAAATTACGAAGATATGTCTAAGGTTAGGAATAAATTAATTCTTGAAATAAATTCTGAATGGATTTTGCATCTTGAGCCATATGAAACACTGATTTCTGATTCAAAAATAATTAAAGAAGCTATAAAGGGACCACCATCTTCGTTTAATTTTGGCGTATTACAAGGTGATATGCTTACCAGACAAACACGATTGTGGCATAAGTCTCTTAATTTATCTTATGTAAATCCAATATATGAAACAATTGAAAGAAAATCAAATTTTATGAATTTTTTCATAAATGTCAATAAATTTCAACCTCAAGTTGATGTTAAATCAATAGCAAAAAATTGGCATGATAAAAATCCATTACTTGCAGATGCAACGTATTATGTTGCCTGTAATGAGCTTATATCTAAAAATTGGGATGCCTTTATAAATTTTGCTGATCTTTATTTACATCAACAGAAAAAGCAAACAATGTCTTATTTTATGATTCAATATTACATGGCTATGGTTCAATGTTATATAAAGAAAAATTATCAAATTGCGCTGCAAAGAATTAGCATGTGTGTTTTAAAAAATCCAACTTTAGCTGAATTTTGGTGTTTGTTGGGTGATATTTTTTATGCAATAAAGCAATATGATAAATCATATTGCTTTTATGAAAACGCCAAAATCATAGGATCTAGAAGATTACAAGAATGTGATTGGCCTATGGAGATTTCAAAATATCATGATTATCCAACTAAAATGATGGAATCATGCAGAAAAATTTTAAATAATACCCAGACTTATTTAAGCAATCAATAAATAATATCAAGCTCATTAACAACAACAGTAACCATATTTTCATATCGTGCAACTGCAATTTGTTTTCTTCCGCTTGGCAATTTCATCAGTTCTTTTTCTAAGTCTTCTGCCTTGCAATTTATTACACGCCAATGGTTTTCAGCTAATTTTTTGACTTCTTCATCAAGATTTGTAATTATGCGATTTGGAAAATATTCTTGCAATTGTTTTCTTGCATCGGTCATAATTTTTTTGTAAAGAGGAATATTGCAGGCGCAACCCGGGTTATTGAGATATTTTTGCAAGTCTTCTCGAAAACCAATAGGCAAGCTTTCATGAAACCGACTATCTCTAAGGGCTTGTTTAACATCCATCAATCCTATAGGTCTACTCATCATCTTCCTCCTGAATTTCTTCTGGTTTGTTATATTTAAAGGCTTTTACAGTAAATCCACATTTAGGACACCTAAAAACTTTAGTTCTTTTTTTATCAGGAAATTTTATTGTTTTCTTTTTAATTATATCTAATTTTGGTATATTTCTGGGTATATCGCTAAGATTCAATGGCAACATATCTTCAATATCATTGCCATTTGAAAATCGCTTGAAATTGCATTTATTGCAATGTAAAACATAAATTATTTTTTCATCATCCATTGTCATCTTCCGTTGGCAAATTGACAATGGTGGCTGATTCAATCCAATTTAAAAACACTGCTGCTAAGTTAGATAAAAAACCTCCTGCACAACCACAAGCGAAAATTTCCCAAAAATTTTGTGAAATCCACACCCATCCCATGAAAAAACCACACCAAGTTCCGCAACAAAGGTAGCAATCAACAATGCCTCCAAGTTTAGGGACATTGATTTTTTCCGCTAAATTTTTGACTAATGTTCTGAACCAAGCAAGTATTGAGCCATCAACAATAATATGACTCATACCAATAGTGCCGACTACAAAAAGAAACAGGCTAGCAATATTCATGTTAAATTCCTTATCGCCAAAAGGTTGCTGATAATCCATCTTTATTACAAGTCAAACAAAATTCCATAAATTCTGTATATTTACAGAGCTTATCATGTTCATCTGTTGTAAAATTATAATGTTCAACGATTCTATTATTCAATCGTTCTATAGTTACAGGTTGATTGAAATATATACTTAATTTTTCTAAATGACTTGTTTCCAAATTATTCAAAACTTCAAACAAACTTTTTTGTCCTAAAGGCCTTAGCCCGGGAACCATTTGTGACAAACGCCAAGAATCAAATTGTTGTCTAAATTCAGGCAATAATTCCTGAACTTTCTTATCAAGAAAAAAATGTTCTTCAATATTTTGGAAATTTATTTTCATTATACTATGACAAATTTAAGTTTATATTAACTCTATTGTTTTGGCTAACAAATCATAAAGAGTAATAATAGGAGAAAAAAATGTCAGACGAGACTTTTCGCCCAAGAAGACCAAATCAAACAGGCGAATCTAATACAACAAATCAGGAGAATATTCCATTGAGCAATCCACTAGATTCAGTCAATCAGGTACGTCAACAGGTCAATGAAGGCAATAATCCTAATGATATGCCGGGTGGAGGCGCATTCAACATTCAAGGTAATGTTCCACCAGCATTTGCTGCTGCTATTCAGGCAGCAAAAAGTGGTCAGCAACCACAGAGCCAGCCACAGAGCCAGCCAAAACGGGGCCTTAACATGAGTGCTGGTGGCGAATCAACTGCCTATCAGCAGGCTCCTGCTAGTTCTTTGTCAAACGCTTCTGCCAGTGGACACCTTAAGGAACTTCTTGAAGGTCTTCGTGGATCGACCACTATTTATGAAGAGCTTCAACTTCCATCAAAGGGAAGGTTCTATAATGGCGAAGATGGACCTATCAATGGCGTTGTTTCAATTCGACCAATGACTGGTGAAGAAGAACAAATTCTTGCCACTCCAAGATTTGTTAAGAAGGGTCAAGCGATCAACATGATTTTCCAAAAGTGCCTTAAGGAAGGCTTCCGTGCTGAAAATCTTTTGACAATTGACAGAACTTATCTTCTAATTTATCTTCGTGGTATTTCATACGGTCCAAATTATGACGTTGAAATCAAGTGTCCAGAATGCGAAACTAAGTTCAGCACAAGCATTGATCTTAACAGTCTATATGTTGAATATACTCCTGATGAATATGGACCAATTCTTCAAGATGTTTTGCCAAACACAAAGTTGCCATTCAGTTATCGCCTATCAACAGGAAAAGATGAACAAGAAATTCAGGACCATCGTGATCGACGAATCAAGGCATTCGGAGATAATGGCACAGATGACAGCCTTACCTATCGCACTGCACAACTTTTGAACGACATCGATGGAATCGATAGCAAGACTGAACTTCAGATTCTCTTGAAAAATCTTCCAATCAATGATGTTTCATATATTCGCAACTGTATTAACGAACCTCCTTTCGGCGTTGACACAAATACAGAAATTGTTTGCCCAAGCTGTTTATCAGAATTCAGTCTCGATCTGCCTCTTGAAGCAAATTTTTTCTTCCCCAGACGGAAGAAGGCAAAGACGCAAGTCTAGCAATCTGGGAAGGACTAGCAGAAGAGATTTTCTTCTTCCAATATCACATGCATCTAGATATGTCGGGATCAATGAGCTTGCCTATCAATCTTAGAAAATGGATGATCGAAAGATTTATTCAGCAAAAGGAAAGCGAAAATAAAGCAATGGATGCACAACAACGCAAGGCAAGAAAAAGGTAGATATAAATGACTAAAGAAAGATATCAAAATCCAAATTGCGGTGATACCATCAATCTACGACTGTTTACTTATAACAGCAACAGTCGTAGAGATGTTAAAGAAATTACCCAAGTACAAATCTTTACTATTGATCCAACTTTAAAAAGTGAATCCAATCCTGAAGGCCTAAGACTGGTAGAAACAATTTCTGGAGCCAGTGTTGTTAAATCTAATACAGGCGAATATATCTTGTCAGTTTTTCTTGACCAAGAAATTTATGGCGTAGGATCATATTATGATGTATGGAATGTAGTTTTTGAAAATGGCGATTGCCTAAGTAATAGTATAAATAATAAATTTAACATTTATGCTGATCTTTGGTTTACTACGCCAACGCCAATAATTTATGATTTTAATTTTGCATTTAGACCCAATCGAATCAGAAAAGGCACTAAACGCTACATTCAGATTGCGGTCACACCAAATGTTCCACGAGGTGCCGATCTATTAAAGTATTACGAAAATATCGCCATAGTCTCCGATATTAAGATATCAATGGAAATGTACTGCGGGGAATGTGTACCAGCAGAAAATGACCTAAGATTGATTATAGATCGGCACCTAGTGGACTATCGTGAAGATAGCTATGCATATTGGTTTTTAGATACAACTCAATATGATGAAGGAATTTATAACATTTGGTTTGAAACTACTTCTGGCGAAAGCACATATGTTTCAGAAAAATATGCTCTTCAAATCTACAACTAACTGATTTTTTCTTTACAAGTTTAATTTTTTCCTGTACATTTCTCCTAGATAGCATCCGATCAAAGAGAAACAATACTATGTCTGTTTCGACCACAAAGCTTGATTTTTGGATCGTCAACAAAATCAATGTAATGTTTATCGGTCGCCATGGCGTTGGAAAAACAGCCATGGTAAAAGAATCTTTTGATAGACACAAGCTCAAATGGCAATATTTTAGTGCTAGCACCATGGACCCATGGTGCGATTTCATTGGCGTTCCTCGTGAACGTACTGAAAATAAAATTTCCACAGCCTTTGAAATCGTTCGTGATATAGCCAAAGTTGAACCAACTGCTGCTATAACCTATGTGGTGGAAAATTGGAAACTTGATGTAAATCAAGCAAAATTAATGGTTGAACATGCTTTAAGACCTGAGGGACAAACATTTCTTGACATTGTTCGACCACAACTTTTTGCAAGTGGTGACATTGAAGCATTGTTTTTTGATGAATTTAATCGTAGCCCTAAAAAAGTTCGTAACGCTGTAATGGAACTGATTCAATTTGGCTCAATTAATGGTCATAAATTTCCAAAACTTAGATTTGTTTGGGCCGCTATTAATCCAGATGATGATGAACAAGAAAAATATGATGTAGAAGTTCTAGACGCAGCGCACAAAGACCGTTTTCCTGTTCAAGAATATATTCCTTACAAACCAAATGCTGAATGGTTTAGGAAGAATTATGGTCAGCGTCTTGCTGATTCGGCTCTCATTTGGTGGGATGAACTCACTGATGAAGTAAAGCGTAACGTAAGTCCTCGCAGACTCCAATATGCCATGGACATGTACAAATTAAAAGGTGACGTTAGAGACGTATTACCAATCAACTGTAATGTCAACAAATTGCTAACTGCTCTAAAAACTGGCCCAATTACTGAGAAATTAGAAGAATTAATCTCTACTCGTGACGAGGCAGAAACCAGTAAGTTTCTCGAAAATGAAAATAATTTCTCTTCAGCAATTAAACATATTATTAAATCTGAAAGCTTCTTGGAATTTTTTGTTCCTCTTATGCCTAATGAAAAAATTAGCAGCCTTATGGCTACAGATGAAAAAATCTGCAACCATATCATCAATAATTTAGACAAGGTCCCAGCCTTTCATAAAATTAGTAAAGAAATTATGAAAGCCAATCTTGATGCCTCGCTCGTAAAAAAGCTTCGTAGATCTTTGACAGAAAACGAAAATTTAGCCAAGGCCTTCGCAAAAGATGCAATTGAATGTCCCAAAGCGCCTATCCAAATTCATTTCAACAAAAGAAAAACTAATTGGACCAATGATTTAGTTCTGATTAAATCAATGCCAATAGATAGCGTCAACCAAAGATTTGCAGTTTACGAAAAAATAAAAAATGGTATCCCTGAAAAAATAACACAAGAAGAATCTATTGAAACTTTAAAAATAATCAACAATATATTTTCAAATAACAATATTATAGGAACAACACAAGAACGAGATCGTTGGCAATTTGCTTCAATTGTAGCAGATTCAGCTTTCGATAAAATTTTCGGCATCATAAATCATTGCCTGCATAATATGCACAAAGAAAGCAAACTCTCTATTGATGAGATTATTAAAAACAATGACAACAATTTTAATGAATTGTTTAAAACAATTAATCAATTGGGCCTCAATTTCAAGCTATCTGTTTCATAAATGAGAAAAATTAGTTGTCATCGTTGAGGAATAATTATGAGTGTTCTGGATATTGCAGTATCAGAAAAAAATGATGTTAAAATAACCAATGAAGAGTGGTTTGAAATTAGCAGCGCACTAGAGCCTCATCATGCCGTTTTCTATAAAGTCTGGCAGATGGGCAAACCAATATTCAATGAAGAAATTTCAACCGCTGCCGTTCAATTTGACGAAGAAGGAAAATTTATATTGTTTTATTTTAATCCTAAATTTTGGAAGTCTCTAGATCTTTACAATCGTTTATTTGTCATTTGCCATGAAGCATTGCATATTGTTCTTAATCATGGCATTAGATCAAAAGATGATAAAATTAATCGACAAGCATGTAATACTGCTATGGATATTGTTGTAAATCACACACTTATTCGTAACTTTGGATTTGAACGAAATAAAATTACAAATGGAGAAGAATACTGCTGGGTCGATACAGTATTTAAGGATCATGAAACATTACCACCAAGCAACAATCAATTTGAATTTTATTATAATCTTTTTGAAAAATTTTATGGTGACGGCAATATGGGCGATGGTGAAGGAGGTGGACCAAAAACTGTTGATGATCATGAATCCATGGGAGAAAAATCTGGGAATTGGAACAAATTTATCGATCAATTAAATAATGGTCTTTCAGATGAAGAAAAAGAAAGTCTAAAATCAACAGTAGATAAACATTTTCAAAAAGAACCACCAAAAAATGATAACTCAAATCTAAATTCACCCGCTGGTTCCAATACTGGCGGTCTGTGGACTTTTGCAAGTGCTAAGAAATATAAAAAAATTCTTAAATGGGAAACTGTTATCAAAAAATGGGCGCAAAAAAGAATAATAGAAAGTTATCGTGATGTTGAACAATGGGCAAGAACCAATAGACGCATGACGCTTCTCCCTAAAGAAATGATTCTACCAAGCGAAATGGAAGTCGATGAACGTGATTATGTTGAAAATAAAATTGATGTTTGGTTTTTTCTTGATACAAGTGGATCATGCTGGACTCTAAAAGATAGATTTTTTGCTGCTGCTGAATCTTTGCCAGAAAAAAGATTCAATGTAAGACTATTTTGCTTTGATACGAATGTGCAAGAAACCAACTTAAAAGAAAGAAAGATATATGGAGGCGGAGGCACTTCTTTCAGCATCATTGAACAATATATTCAAAGAACTATGCAAAATGAAAATGTTAAATACCCCAACGCTGTTTGGATTTTAACAGATGGTTATGGAAATCAAGTGAAACCATTGCATCCTGAAAAATGGCATTGGTTCTTAACAGAAGGTGGAGTTAAAAATTACATTGACGAAAAATCAAATGTCTTTAGTCTTAAAGATTTTGAATAATTGACTTAATTATTTTCGTCTAATTTCAATTGTTCTTTATCAATGAAAAATGAATCATCAAGCTTAAGAAGCTGTTCAAGCGCAACTGCTGTCCACTCACGATACTTCATTGAATAATTGAATTGATTCCCTGCTAATTCTTCTGTTAATACAAATGCCAACCAAGGCTTTCTTGTCTTTTTCCAACACATCATAGGCTTACGACCACAACGCTCACTATCACTTGTCGCTTGCTTTAAAAAATTATCTAATTCACTATTGCCATTTATAAAAACAGAACTCATGTCAATACCATCGTATCCGCCTTTGGATTCAATCACAAACTTGAATCCTTTCATGACTACGATATCACCAGAGAAAACCTCTCTTGCGTGAGCAGGAAGAACAGCTTGGCTCCATCTTGCCCCTGATCCAACAGTTCTGCTAAAAGGTTGACCAAATCGTTCAGTTAAAATCTTAGTTAAGTCTAGTTCTGTGCGACTGCCTTTTTTCTTGCCATTTACTTTTTTCTTTTTCTTGTTCGCAAGAAGGCTGTCGTCTTGAACAAAATCATCATATTCTTCAAAGTCATGTTTCATAATTTAATTGAGTAGATCATCGATTTATAATTACACTCATATCTTCTAATTCTTTTCTTTTACATTCTAAATCTGCTAAAAGTTCTTCAAATTCATTTTTACTAATTGAATTTTCTTGAGTCAATTGCTCACAATATTGTCTGATGTTATTGACGACATCTATAATTTCATCACACTTTTTATTCAAAAGATCTAACCTAAAATTACTCATGACTTCAATTTCCTCTACTTTTTCATACTGTTCACATTCATTCAGTTCACTAATAATGTTAAAATTTGAAGAATATGATTTAATTTTAAAATGCTTTCCATCATATTGCCAAGGTTTCATTTCCCCTTTTTGAATTTCATATTTGTTAACTTTTCTTATATGATTTTGCTTTTCATCAGTTTGGAAACACCAAATTTGGTTTTCTGGTATTTCAATTAATTTTTGAGATTTAGGGAATCCTTTTATTAAACCAAATTCTTTAATTGATTCTTCCCAAATATTAGGCTCTGAAATAAAGAAAATTTGTCCCAAATATTCCCGACAATCCACTATCCATAAAGGTCTATGTTGATTTCTAAAAAGCCACAACCATCTCTCGCCAATTGGACCTCGTTTTCCAACAGCGACAGCCATATGGCCTTCATTTATCAAACTAAATGCTTCTTTAATTCCAGAAAGAATATCAGAACAATATTCCGAATCAAATATATCATCTGTGTTTTGAGAATTTTCAATTATTCTCAATAGTATTTCTGAATCACAATTTGATTTTACTTCATATTTTTGTCTGAGAGATTGATACTCACAATCATCAATTCTGCCATTGTGAATTAAACCTAAAGATTTGTCTGAACTTGTAAATGGATGATTGTTAAAATTATGAATTGGTTCGCCAACACCCTTAGAAGCGCCACGAGAATGACAAAGTAAAATATTTAAATTATATTTTGACAGATTTTGCCAAACATCTTTTTTTACAAAATCTTTTGATCTTGTTGGTTCTTTGTGAAAAACAACATGACCTTCAATGCCTTTTTCTACACCCCAGAAACCACTTGCATCAATTCCACGAGATTCACTTTTCTCAAATAACTTAGAGATAATTTTAAAACTTATAATCGGTTTTTTGGATTCACCAATAAACCCAGCTACACCACAAATATGTCACCTGATTTACCAAACTTGTAAAAGATTGGAATGGCACCTTTCATTGCCTTTAAATAAAATTTACTTTTTACATTGCATCTAATTGACCTGTACTTCCGCCAAGTGGAGGTGCGGCCATGTCTTGTCCAGTTCCACCTACTGGCGGAGTACCCTGCTGCGCTTGATCCATTGTTTCTGGAGTTGGAGGTGCGCCTGCTGCTGCTGGCGATGCTGCTGGCTCAGACTGCGGTGGTTTTTCTGGTTTATTTTCTGTTGCCGCCGTAGTTTTAGTTTCTTTGTTTTGATCTTTAGGTGATTCAGTAGGCGTCAATTTGTTGATTGGCACACCCATATCTGCAACTAATTTTTCTAAAAGTGTAGAAACAGCACTTATTGTTCCGGGTAAATCGTTTTTTTCATCAATCGATTTCATTATTGCAACGCCTGCCTTTTGAAGAACCACAAGATTCTCTCGTTCATCTTTAGGCCAACTACTGTGCAATACACGACGAATCAAATTAACAATACGCATAGAATATTGAGTTAAATCTCGTGATCCCATATTCTGAGCATCATCACGCAATTCTTGCAAAGCAGCAAGAATATCTCCTACTTTTTGTGCTAAATAGGCTTGTGTTTCAAATAATAAAAAATCTTTAAATCTCATAGTTTATCTATAGTTGCTCCAACATTTTTATTTTTAACAGCAGCCGCTATTAATCCCTTAAAAAGAGGCGAAGCTGATAACAAACGAGACTTAAATTCAGGATGCGCCTGAGCGCCAATAAAATAAGGATGAATAGAATTATCCATTTCCATGATTTCTACCAGCCCCGATCCTGTACTTGCTCCAGAAACATGAAATCCTTTTTTTGAATACTGCTCAATAAACTCGGGATTTACCTCATACCTGTGCCTATGACGCTCATTAATTATTTTATTTCCATACAACTCTAAAGCCAAACTTTCTTTCTTTAATTCACATTCATAAGAGCCAAGCCTCATATTAGCCGACTTCTTCTCTAATTTTTCCTGACCATCAACAAAATGAACAACAGGATATTTGGTTTCTTTGTTAAACTCTAAACTGTTGGCATCTTCCATTAAACAAACATGTCTCGCAAATTCAATAACTGCCATTTGTAAACCCAAACAAATCCCCAAGAAAGGAATTTTTCTTTCTCGAACATATTGTATAGCTTTAATTTTTCCTTCTGTACCACGGTTATCAAAGCCACCGGGAACAACTATCCCATCCAATCCTTCAAAATACTTATGAAGACCACGACTGTCTTTGTATTTTTCTAATTCTTCTGCCTTAATCCAACGAATATTTACCTTTACATCATTCGCCACACCAGCATGAATCAAAGCTTCTTTAAGACTCATGTAAGCTTCATCGCAATTATCATATTTACCAAATACGCCAATTTCAATTGCCTTTTCATGATTACCAACATATTTTTCAACAACATCACGATACTTGTGAATACGACAAGAGCTTCTATTAAGCCTGAATAAGTCAACAAACAAATCATCAATATGACGATTGTAAAATTCCAAAGGAACCTGATAGATGCTTGAAACATCAGGTGCCTCAAAAATACATTCTCTTTTTACATTTGTTTGCTGACTTATTTTAGTCAAAATCTTTTCTGGTACTTGTCTATCAACACGACAAAAAATTGCATCTGGCTGCAATCCATGCCGTTGCAATTCCTTAACAGCATTCTGCAATGGCTTACTCTTGAATTCTTTAATGGTATTAACCCAAAGAATGGGAGCAACCATTACAACTAAAACA